GCCGGCGGGGCCGTCCGCGTCCGGCTCGATCGCGTCGGCCGCGCGCGCCAGGCAAAGGCCGATCGCCTTTTCCAGCTTCGCGCGGACCTGATCGAAAATATCCTCGTCGATAACCAGGACTTCGACGTCGCGAAGGATCGCGATGTCGAAGTCCTGGTCCTGCCCGATCGCCTTCAGCGCGGCATCCGCGATCTCTTCACAGATCAGGGTGGGCGCGGTGCGGCTAAAGCGTTCGGGCAAGGTGAGTCCGTGCCGAAGCACGAAACGGGCGAGCGGCAACGCGCCGGCGAAGTCGCCAACGTCGAGCCGCCAGATCATGACATGGGTCAGAATGTCGTCTTCGGTGGCGACGTTGGCCGCCATGACGCCTTCGACCCAGTCGACATAACCGGGGAGCAGCTGGCGCTTGAGTTCGATCTTGCGTTCGACCGACTGCAATTCGTGCAGCCGACGCAGATCGACGCCCAGGCGCGCGCGCTGCAGTTCATATTCGGTCGCAGCGCCACCGCGACGCTGCGCGGCCGGGTCCGCCGCCTGTACGGCTGCGAGTTCGCCCATCATGCGGGCGCGGTGGCGCTGGAACGGGCTCATGCGGTGGGAGCGGTGTCGTCGAAGGTGATGTTCTCGACGAGCACGGCCAGGCCGTGGTCCTCGATCACATAATCGTCGTTCGACGACTGGAAATCCTCGATCCGCTTACGGCGCGCATTCTCCTCGAGGTGACGCCGGCGCGACTCTTCCTGCACATAGATCGACAGGTTTTCGAAGGTCGTGATCAGCAGCGCGTTCTCGGGGAAGAACGGGACGCGCACCGCCGGCAGGCCGCCCAGGCGCTTTTCCGACATGATGACGTCGGCCGCCAGCATCTCGGTCGGCTTGTCCGCCTGATTGATGACCTTGAAATACTTGTCGTGGACCAGCTTGCGGCCGACAATGACGATCAGGTCGGTGCGCTCGCGGTGCCAGGAATCGAGCAGCTCGACGCCGTCGATGACGACCGCGTCGAGATTCTTGAATTCCTGCGCCGGACCGACTTTGACGGGCTCGGGGGTGGTGACGCCGGGAACGCGATCCGACGCGCCCTTCACCGTGGTCGAACCGACCACCTGGCCCGGCGACTTCAGGCGCAGTTCCTGGAGCCAGCCGATGTTCATGTCCTGCAGGTTCGGGTACTTGGCCAGGTCGCTTTCGACGGCGACATGGGTGCCGTTGAAGCCGATCCGGATGCGGTCGAGCGCCTGCTGGTTGACGATGACGCCCTGGATGCGGACCTCGAAATCGTCGAACTTCGCCCACTGGTCGAGCTTCGCCCAGCTGATGTGGGTATTGTAATCGGTTTCCTCACAGCGATAGCGCTGCGCGACTTCGCCGGTGGCCGACTTGGTCTGGCGGTCCTTCGTCGAGACATCGGTGCGGCTGGCGATCGGGCCCGACGACACGATGCCGACGGTTTCGCCTTCCAATTCGTCGACCAGGAACACATTGATCCGGCCGAGGAACGCGCTCGATTCCTGCTGCTTGGTTTCCAGTTTCTGCGCGACGCTGGGGTCGACGGCGAAGCTGACGGTCACGTCATCGACGTTGTTCAGATCGGCGATGTTTTCGAGGAAGCCGGTGTACAGCTTGCGGGTCTGGTTCTTCATGGACAGCGGGTCCTAAAATGGGCGGGTCAGGCGCGGGGTTGGTCGGGACGGCGGATCAGCACTCGGCGCGCTTGTAGGTCTCGGCGGCTCCGCCGGTGGCGAGGTCGCGGCGCGGCTGGCGCGGGTTCTCGGTCGTCTCGATCGACGCCTTCAGCTGCGCCTGTTCGGTCCGCATGGTGCCCATGTCGCGACGGAATTCCTCGCCGAGCCTGGTCACGGCGGCCGCCATCTTTGTCATCGCTTCGCCGATCGCGGCGAACTGCGCGTCATTGTCGTTCGCGGGCGGAGGGGGCGCGGGGGGCGTGACCGGCTCGGCCGGGGCGGTCTCGCCCCCCACGCCCTTGGTCAGCTTGGTGAAAAAGGCCGTCGCGGCAGCGAGGAGCCCGGCTGAGCTATCGGCGGGCGGCGTCGCCACCTCGCCGGTGGCGAGCTCGAAGCTGGTCTCCAGCCCGATCGAGAACAGGTTGCCCGGCTGTTGCGGCTGCGGGCCGGAGCGGATCGCGCCGGGGTTCTTCAGCGCGAAGTTCAGCACCTCGGTCCCGAGCGAGGCGGGACTGTCGGTCACGGCCAGGCCGACTAGGTACGCCTTACCGGTGTTCGCGAAGTTGGGCTGAATCTCGATCGACGTGTAGATCTTCTGCTTGTCGGTGTTCATGGCGACGAGTTCGTCGGTCGCCTCGATCTCCGCGTTCAGCGCCAGCTTCTTCACCTTCTTGCCGGCGAGCGTGAGCTCGATCTCCTCGGTCGACAGCGACAGGACGTCGCCATAGGCCTTGAACGGCTTGTCCGCGGTGATGCCGCGGATGTGTTCCATGTTGACCCGCGCGCCATAGGTATCGCGATTGTAGGTCTGCGCCGCGTCGACCAGCCAGCTGCGCTCGATGATCCGGCCGTCGACGGTGTCACCCTCGACAGCGACGCGGAAAGTTTTGGTCTTGGGCATGGGGTCTCGCGGGCTCCGAACGGAAACGGGGTGGCGCGACCGACCGGAAAGGGGGGACAGTCGGCCGCGCCGGAGCCCGCAACAGGCGCGGAGAGGCCCCAAATCGCAACGCGGTGATGTTGTAAGCGAGAGCGTGACAACAGGCGGGGCGATCGCCGCACCCTCGGGGGCGTCTAGCGTCGCCGGCGATGATCCTGGCCACCCCCACCTTTGACGCACGTCGTAAAGCGAAGCTGTTCTACTGGCAGGGCTATGACTGCGAGCAGATCGCGGAGCTATTGGCGCTGAACGCCAATACCATCCGCAGCTGGAAGTCGCGCGACAAGTGGGAAGAGACCGCACCGCTCGACCGCGTCGACCAGGCGTTGGAGGCGCGGCTGCAGCTGCTCATTTGGAAAGAACATCACACCGGCGCGGACCTGAAGTCGATGGATGCGCTCGGCCGGCTCCTCGAGCGCCAGGCGCGGGTTCGCCGGCACAATGCGCCCGATGGTCATGAAGGCGATCTCAATCCGAAGGTCGCGAACCGCAACGCCGGCGAGCGGAAGAAGGCGCGCAAGAACCACCTGACGGCCGACCATATCGCGGAACTGAAAGCCGCGTTTGAGCAGGGCCTGTTCGCCTATCAGCTGGCCTGGCGCGGGCCGAAGGACGATTTGATGTCGTCGACCGCCATGTCGACGCGCTTCATTCTGAAGAGCCGGCAGATCGGCGCGACCTACTACTTTGCCCGCGAAGCATTCATCCGGATGCTCGAAACCGGCAACAACCAAATCTTCATCTCGGCCAGCCGGGCGCAGGCCAACAACTTCCGCCAGTATATCGTCGATTTCGTCATGTCGGTGACGGGGGTGAAGCTGGAAGGCGATCCCATCGTCCTCGACCTGGACGGCGTCGAAGGGCCGAACGGGGAAAGCCCGAAGCTCTATTTCCTGGGCACCAATTACCGGACCGCGCAGAGCTATCACGGCGACGTCTATGTCGACGAAGCGTTCTGGATTTATGGTTTCGACCAGATCGACGACGTGGCCAGCGCGATGGCGTCGCAAAAGCGCTATCGCATCACCTATTTCTCAACGCCGTCGACGATCGCCCACCAAGCCTATCGCACCTGGTCGGGTGAGAAATACAATGACGGCCGGGACAAGTCGGAGCGGGTCAAGTTCGACTTCAGCGACGAAGACCTGCGGCGCGGCGTCCTCGGGCCTGACGGGATCTGGCGTCAGCGCGTGTCGATCATGGACGCCGAGGCCGGCGGGTGCGACCTGTTCGACGTCGAACGGCTGCGCAAACGCTATGCACCCGACATCTTCGACAACCTGTTCATGTGCAATTTCGTCGACGACAGTTCGTCGATGTTTCCATTCGCGCTCATGCGGCGAGCGATGGTCGACAGCTGGGATGCCTGGTCGAAGGATTACGATCCCTATGCGCTACGGCCGTTCGGCGATCGCGAGGTCCATATCGGCGTCGACCCGGCGGAAAGCGCAGCTGGCGACGAGGCGGCCGTGGTCGTGCTGGCACCGCCCGACAAGCCGGGCGGTGTCTTCCGTGTCCTCGAAAAGCATCGCCTGAAGGGGTGCGATTTCGAGAAGCTGGCGGCATTCGTTCTGGCGTTCCGCGATCGCTACAATGTCGGTTATATCGCGGTCGACAGCACCGGCATGGGAGCGGCGACCTGGAAGGTCATCCGCAACTCGTTCCCTACCGCGCGTCGCATCGACTACAATGTCGCGGTCAAGACCGAGATGGTCCTGAAAGCGAAGAACGTCTTTTCCAGCCGTCGCATCCAGTTCGACAGCGGCGCGCTCGATATCGCGCAGAGTTTCATGTCGATCCGCGCCGAGCTCACCGGCGCGCAGAAGCAGATCACCTATGTCGCCACGCGCGCCGGCGACACCGGCCACGCGGATCTCGCCTGGGCGATCATGCACGTCCTCCACAACGAACCGCTCGACCCGGTCAACACCGGCAATCGCAAATCACGCCTGAGAATTGGAAGAGGTAATGGATCAGACGCCCCCGACGATCGCCAGCGCCGGCGCGAACCCCGTGGCCACCACCGCGATCGCCGCGACCCCGCCGATCGGCGCCAGCGCCCCGGCCGTCCAGCGCCGGCGGGCCTTCCACTTCGGCGAGCCGGAGGGCGTCCTCGATCGGCGCGACCTGCTGCGTAATGCCGAGGCGCGTTTCAATGGTCGCTGGTATGAACCGCCGATCAAGATGGAGGCGTTGGCGCGATCGCGTCACATGTCGCCGCACCATAGCTCGGCGCTGAAGTACAAGGTCAACCAGCTGGTTCGCCATTTCGAGCCGTCGCGCTGGCTCGATCGGAAAAACTTCGGGGCGTTCGCGCTGAACTTTCTGGCGATGGGCAACGCCTATCTGGAACGGCGCAACAACCTGGCCGGCCGGGCAATGACGCTGGTCAACGCGCCGGCGATCAACACGCGGCGCGGCCGGGATGATGAGTATTTCTGGATCGACGGGTATCGGCAGGCCACCACCTTCTTGCCCGGCAGCGTCTTCCATCTTTGGGAGGAGGACCTGGCGCAGGAAATCTATGGCCTGCCCGAATGGCTATCGGCCCTGCAGTCCGGCCTGCTCAACGAGGCGGCAACCGTTTTCCGTCGCCGGTATTTCGCGAATGGCTCGCACGCTGGTTACATCCTGTATGTGTCGGAGGAGAAGTTCGCGGATGCCGATGCGGACGATCTCGACGCGGCGATCGCGGAGTCGAAGGGGCCGGGCAACTTCCGGAACATCTTCCTGCACATCCCGGGCGGTGACAAGGACGGCGTGAAGGTCATCCCCGTCGGTGAAGCCGCCGCCAAGGATGAGTTCATGGGGGTAAAGGGCACAACCCGCGACGACGTCCTGGCGGCGCACCGCGTTCCGCCGGTGCTCCTCGGCGTCGTGCCGCAGAACACGGGCGGGTTTGGCGACGTGGCCAAAGCGGCAGACGTGTTTCACCAGGCGGAAATCGATCCGCTCATGATGCGGATGCTCGAGCTCAACGATTGGCTTGGGCTCGAGGCGGTGCGGTTCCGGCCTTACGCTCGCCTGGGGGCACAATCTGCATGATAAGCTTACCATCAGACGATATAACAAATAGGCGATTTTGGATTTTGTAAATTCCCTTTTCGATGCCAATGAAAATAGGCTCAGCGCTATGCTTTTTATTCTCGAGCTCCACTACCGTTGAACCGTAGATAGATCTCGAAGTAGTGTAGTACACCGCATATCCAAGGGAAAATGGCGTGATAACCGCCAACAGAAATGCTGGTATTATCCATGCTCTTTTGATTAAATACTTTGAACCATCCAACGTGTATACGAACATCGTCACCGCAGCCAATAGCCCAAATACATTTCCAGGATTTGGCTTGACCTGATAGATGTCATCAATGGATACGAATATTATATATAGAAATACAATAAGTGCCGGCGCTCTGAGGAGCCAGCTTATTACTAAGGTCTTGGTCGAAACACCGTTCGCCTCTAATTCTTCTTGCCGGGCGGGACGCGAAGAAAATTTTATAAGCGACTGTGGCACGCCAAAGGCAACGACAGCGAAAGCCACAACCCCGAATGTTCCTATTATATAAGCAGCCGCGTGGATTGTGTGTTCAGCCGCGCTGAACGCTGAAAGATATGGAATTCCAATGGGCCAAAAGAAGCCAACCTCAAAAGCAAACGTGACCAGATAATATGCAAATGTGGCTAACGCCACTGTGCTTAGCCAACGTTCAAGGCCAGGCTTCGCTTGCATCTCGCCCACGGGGCCCCCCTGTTGTCGATGACATTCTGACAACATCATCACGTTGCGGCTAGAAGGTTTTATCTGGAGCGGGGTCGGGCGGGCTGCAACCCGCACCGACGACGAGACAGAGCCTCGCCATGACCAGATTGGCCGACCTGGCCACCCCGCACCCGCGCAACGGGCGGGGCGCATGGACTCGAATGCTCTCGTTATGTCAACCAATTCCAATCGTACCGCTATTGTCGCCACGAAGCCGGCGGCGGGCTATATCGGCGGCAAGCGCAACCTCGCCGGCCGGATCGTCCCCATGATCGATCAGACCGACCATGACGGCTATGCTGAGCCATTCGTGGGCATGGGCGGGATTTTCCTGCGCCGGCGACAGCGCCCGAAGGCCGAGTTCATCAACGACATATCCGGCGATGTGGTGAACTTCTTCCGTGTGGTGCGGGAGCACTACACGGTGCTGATGGACCACATGCGCTGGCTCATGGCCAGCCGGGCCGAATTCCAGCGGCAGCAGGCCCTGCCCGCCGAACATCTGACCGACATTCAGCGCGCGGCGCGGTTCCTTTATCTCCAGCGCCTGGCGTTCGGGGGCAAGGTGACCGGTCGCAGCTATGGCGTCGACAGCAGCAGCGCGGCCCGGTTCAATGTGCTGCGCCTGGAGCGGGATCTCGCGGACCTGCACGATCGCCTGTGTGGCGTCGTGATCGAGCAGCTGGGCTATGCCGACTTCATCCGGCGCTACGATCGCCCCGGGATGCTGTTCTATCTCGACCCGCCCTATTGGGGCTGTGAGGACGACTATGGCGTCGAAGTGTTCAGCCGGGATGACTTCGCTCACCTCGCGGCCCAGCTGGGCGGTATCCGGGGGAAGTTCATCCTGTCCCTGAACGATACCCTTGGGGTGCGGGAGTGCTTCGCGCAGTTTCGTATGGCGACGGAACAGACCACCTACACGATTGGCGGCGGTGCCGCATCGAAGCGCGTCGGCGAGGTGTTGATCAGCAACTACGGCCTGGACTAGCCGCGCGGCCGTCGCGCCCCGCTAGTCCACTCCCCCGCTCCGCGCGGGGGAGACGAGCGTTGTTGCGAATAAGACTCATCAAAAAATATGAAATATTTTGCCGCTTTCGAGCAACTTTCTTGCGCGTAACATTATTGCGCGCTCAAAACCTCAACCCGGCGCGCCGCGCTTGCCCCCGCGCCTCGCCCGCAGGCTTTTCGGGCCGTAATTGTTGCATCGGAAGGCTTTGCATCGCGGGAAAAGTCCCGTTTACCCGCGATACCACTGTTGCAAATTGATGCACGCCAAATTGATGCATTGCAATCTCGATACGTGAGGAATGTCCGGGATAGGGTTCGGCCGGCCGGTACGCCCAGACGTTCTTTATGGAAAACCGATGGTTTCCGGGTGTCAGGGGCACGCCGGATGGTGGACAGTTGGTCACAGCCTTGTCACTAGCTTTGGAACCTCGAGCTAGTCAGTTATAGGCCAACAATCTGACGATGGACAGCAATCGGCCCACCCAGCGAGCGTAATATGGACGAAAATGGCATCAAGGCAGTAGCTCTGGCGCGCATCAGGCGGGAAGCACGGGGGCGCAACTTGCCAGTCGTTACGAGTGAGTTTTCACTCAACGGAACTGGAATTCGGGCCGACCTCGCGCTGTTGGATCGAGATACCTTTTATGGAGTCGAGATCAAGAGTGCTTCAGACACTTTGAAGCGTCTGCCATCTCAGATGGAAGGTTACGCCCGCTATTTTGATCGAACCGAACTAATCGTAGCCCCAAAGCATCTCGATAGCTTGGGGGATATAGACCTATATGGAGCGAAAGTCTGGCGGGCCGAAGCTTCAGGAAATTTGGACGTTCTTGCGCTGGGCGATCTGCGCAGGATTAGCGGCCAGTGGCTGCTCCATCTGCTAACCGCTGAAGATGAGCGTCGGGCGAACCGCGCCATTGAGCAGCACGCTACCGAACTGTCACCTATCGACATCGACCATGCGCGACGCGCTGAGTTCGGACGTGCGTTTCATAAGCGCTATGGCCCAACCAGCAATCGCTTCTGGGAAGCGGTCCGAGGTCGGCCAATTCGCGTCGAAGACCTAAAGCTTCTCAGTCGTTATCATGCAGAACGCCAGCAACGCCAAGAGATCGAGCGAGAACGAGCGCAGCGTTGGGCGACCTGGGTAGAGGCGATGCAATCACCGTCGCACGCCATCTAGTCTTCCCAGTCATCCTCAGTGTCCGCAACGGACCCAGGGTCATCATAGAAGGTCTGCAGCTGCAAATGGAGATTAATACGCGCGGCCGTTGATTTGCCTGGTGTATCTATTGCGGAGGTATCGCCCCTGGCTGTCCGCTCAATCATCTGCGTGCCCCAAACCCGTAGGTCGCCATTCCACAGAGCGCTTTCCATTAAGGCTTGAGCCTGTTCGATATACCCATCGAAGCCCGCCTCGTCGGAGCGGAAGAAAGTCCATTGCTCAAAATCGGGATAATCGATTCGGGCCGGGATTACTCCGCTCCCCCCCCCGAGCTGATCGGCACGCGCACTGCCACGGTCACTATAGATCAGTCTATCTCGACCTAATTGGCCGACCACCTCGTCAAATAAGCGGCGTTCAAAAATGAGCTGCCGGGGGAGATTTGCAAAGCTAGCGGGGAATGACGAAGCGGACACTGACACGGTGGCCAGGGGCGCCGCCTCCCAAATCGTCCTGATCAGTCCAACGGTCTGAGCAGCAATGAGTAAGTGGTCATTACGAACAGCGCCATAGTCGACGATAAAGCAGACATCCAGGCCGCCACCCGTCAGGCGACCAATTTCAGCTGCTAAGCGACCTAAACCACCAAACGCGTCTCGCGCTACCCGGACTGCAAGACCACGTCCTAGCGCATGGAGACGGACGATCTGCTGACGCTCCGCTATTGGATCAGAGCCGACCTGCGCAACGGGAATGTAGTTTTCGTTCTGCTCAATAAATTCGCACCAGTTGTCGAAGCCATCGTCCGGATTTCGAAGAGCTTCCAATTCCCCGAAAACCGGCCGCGCTTTGGGAACCTCCCGCTCGCCTACCTCAACAAGCACCGGACGGTCGCCATAGGATACGGCAATGCGATCTATCGAGCTTTCCAGCCGATGAGACCCCACCCAAGGCCTAAGCGGCACCAATGGTAGTAAGCGGTCTTTCGTCTGATCTGGCAACTCTTCTAAGGCCCGCATTTCTGCGGGCTTGAGTGCCAGAAGAGGTAGGTAGGAAACGCTATCCCATGGCCTGAGCGGCATCCAAGACTCCTAACTGTTCTAATTTTATCCGCATTGCGCCTTCAGATGCAGAAAATTGCTCTGCTAAAAATAGAACTAGATCACCGACCCCTTTCTCGCGAGCTTCGTCTACGCTGGCAAGTACAAGATTGTCGGGCATCAGAATGTCAGCCGCCAATCGATTGGCTTGTGCTTCGCGTTTGTCAGATAAGGAAGATCGGTAGAGCACGTCGTCGGAGATGCCACCCGTACCGATCTGGTCTGCATGCAGTAAGAAATGTGCAAGCTCGTGCGCTACCGTGAACCGCTGCCGTTTTGAGGGGTCATGCCGGTTTATCCGGATGACGAAGCCATCGTCCTGCGGCCTTATTTCACCAGAAATGCCTGGGCCGAGCGTGGCGGCCTTTACCGGTACTCCAAGGGCCCGCGCCAGTTGCGATAGCCGGACAGGTGCCGTATCCTGATGCTGTTCAATAATTTCGCGAACGCCATCGCCTAGGGTACGCCATTCGGGGCTCAT